CTGCCAAACGACGTAAATCATTCTGTGCGAGAAGTGCAGGACAAATGAAAAAGTTTCCAAAAGCAGCGGCTGATCCTAATTCAAGACTCCGTCAGGCGCGTAGAAGATGGAAGTGTTAATATGAAAAAAGCAAAAGCGAAGATAAAAAAAGTTATCAAAGGTTTGAAGAAAGCATCTAAATTACATGCTGGTCAAGCTAAAACATTAAAAGGAGTTATTCATGGCGGATCCAAAAAAGGGAACGGGAAAAAAGCCTAAAGGGTCTGGCAGAAGACTTTATACTGACGAGAATCCAAGGGATACAGTCAAGATAAAATTTGCAACGCCTTCAGATGCGAGGGCAACTGTTGCAAAAGTTAAACGTGTAAACAAACCCTTTGCACGCAAAATACAAATACTAACAGTGATGGAACAGAGGGCTAAAGTCATGGGTAAAAGCCAGGTTGCATCAATTGCTAAGAAAGGAAAAGATGCAATTAGAAAACGTCATAACAAGACTGCTTAGGTTTATAGATACCCGAGTAGAAGCTTTGTCGATATCGGTAACGTCCGGTAGTATTGACAACATGGAAAAGTATAGATATATAATAGGACAAATAAACGGCCTAGAGGCCACAAGACAGGAACTCTCTAACCTGCTGGAAAATAAGGAGCAAAATGAAAAAGGAACAGTCATCGATATTAACACCAAACAATAAACTTGTTGGTGTAGAACCCACAAAACAAGAACCAAAATTACCGAGACCTACGGGTTGGAGACTTTTAGTTTTACCTTTTAAGATGAAAGAAAAAACTAAAGGTGGAATACATTTAGCTGAAACTACTCTGGAGAAGCAACAGGTTGCATCACAGGTAGGTTTAGTTATGGCTATGGGTCCAGATTGTTATGCCGATAAAGAACGGTATCCAGATGGTCCATGGTGTAAGGTAAAAGATTGGGTGATGTTTGCGCGTTATGCAGGCAGCCGAATCAAGATCGAGGGTGGTGAGATGCGTCTGCTAAACGACGATGAAGTGTTAGCAACAATTGATAGTCCAGAGGACATCTTGCATGAGTTCTAAACATAGGAAGGAGTAAACTATGCCAGACGAAGAAAAGAAAACGGTAGACATTGATACATCGGGTCCCGATGCTACAGTAGATATCGAAGAACAAAAAGACGAGTCGGTTGTAGAAACCGAAGCGCCAAAAGAAGAAACAGAAAAAACGGAAGAAGAATCAGTAAAACAAGAAACACAAGATGATAAACTAGAAGAATATAGCAAAGGCGTACAAGCTCGTATTGCGAAATTAACTCGTAAAATGAGAGAGGCAGAGAGAAGAGAACAAGCTGCCATTGAATACGCTAAAGGTGTAGAGGAATCTAGAAAAGCATTAGAGTCTAAATTTAAAAAAACTGATGCAGATTATGTTAAAAAGTTTGAGTCCAGTATTAACACAGGCATGGAGGCAGCACAAAAAGAATTAGCTGCAGCTATTGAGTCTGGTGATTCCAAGGCTCAAGTTGAGGCAAACAAGAGAATAGCGACTCTTGCTTTTGAAAATGCAAAACTTGAACAGGCTAAAGCAGCACAAGAAGTTCAAACAGAGCAACCAAAAGCACCAACTCTTCAACAACCTCAAACTCAAAATCTACCGGATACATCGGATCCTATAAACCCAGATCCCAAAGCAGAGGCCTGGGCAGCAAAGAATTCATGGTTTGGTACAGATAGAGCTATGACATACACTGCGTTTGAAATACACAAGGATCTTACTGAAAAAGAAGGGTTTGATCCTAAATCTGACGAGTATTATGCAGAGGTTGATAAGCGTATTAGAGTTGACTTTCCGCATAAGTTTGGTACAAATGATAACAAGCAATCGACCGCCCCTGTTCAGACAGTGGCTTCAGCTAATAGAAGCGTAAAGCCTGGTCGCAAAACTGTGAGACTCACTTCTTCACAGGTAGCAATAGCTAAAAAATTAGGAGTGCCACTCGAAGAATACGCAAAACAGTTAAAAAACACGGAAGGAGCGTAACATGAAAAAAGACGAACAAAATACTTCACGTGCGAGCCAAACACGGTCAAAGTCTGAAAGACCAAAAGTGTGGGTTCCACCATCATCTCTAGATGCACCCCCTGCACCTGACGGATTCAGGTACAGATGGATAAGAGCAGAGAGCGTTGGTTTTCAAGATACTAAAAATATATCTGGACGTTTAAGAGAAGGATATGAGTTAGTTAGATCTGAAGAAATCGAAAATGCATCTGATTATCCAGTCGTCGAAGACGGCAAATACAAGGGGGTAGTTGGGGTTGGTGGCCTTCTTCTTGCGAAGGTACCAGTCGAGATCGCGAAGCAGAGACAAGAATATATGTCGAATAGACATAAGGAACGTGACGAAGCAGTGAAGAACGATCTTATGAAGGAGCAGGATAGTAGAATGCCTATCAACGTTGACAGGCAATCTCGTGTAACCTTCGGTGGTACGAAAAAGTAATTTTAAATATCATCGATACAATTAACCCGTACTGGAGGCCCTTCGGGGCAGGTACATAAGGAGAAAACAACATGGCTAATAGAAACAGCGCGGGCTTCGGACTTGTTGAGGCAATGAGAGTTGGTAATACACCTTCTATTCAAGGTCAATCCAAGTACGAAATAGATGCTGGTGAATCTAACGCTATTTTCCACGGAGAGCCGGTAAAAGTAGATATTTCTGCTTCAACTGGTGGTTATATTGTAACTGCAGCGGCAGGAACTGCTATGGTTGGTGTTTTAAATGGAGTAGTATTTACAGATGCTACTACAAAGAAACCAACTTTTAGTAATTTCTACCCAGCGGCGACAACTCCAGCGAATAGTGAAGACATCACTGCATTTGTAAATGATGATCCGTTTCAAGAATACATCATTGCAACTGACGCTACTTTAGGCGGAACGTTAGCGCTAAGAAAATCGAAAATCGGTTTAACTTACGCAACAACTTCTGCAGCAGGTAGTACAACAACTGGTAAATCTTCTATTCAACTAGGCATCTCAACTGCAGCGACAACAGCTAAACAATTGAGAATGGTTAGAATTGCAGAAGATGTAGAAAACCAAGATCAAACAGCAGCTAACTGTTCAGTAGTAGTAAAGGTGAATTTACACCAATACACTGTTGGATCATTAGCGACAGGCATATAAGGAGAATAAACTATGGCTATATCACGATCACAACTAGTTAAAGAACTAGAGCCGGGTTTGAATGCTTTATTCGGCCTGGAATACAAAAGGTATGAAAATCAGCACACTGAGATTTATACTGTAGAAAACAGTGACAGAGCTTTCGAAGAGGAAGTAATGTTATCTGGTTTCGCTAATGCACAAGTAAAAGGTGAAGGATCAGGAGTTTCTTTTGATTCAGCACAAGAAACTTTTACAGCGAGATACACTCACGAGACTGTAGCTCTAGCATTTGCTATCACAGAGGAAGCTATCGAAGACAATCTTTACGATAGACTTGCTTCAAGATACACAAAAGCTTTAGCAAGATCTATGAGTAACGCTAAACAAGTAAAATCGGTAGAACCTCTAATTCAAGGTCTTCCTTCAACGGATAACTTTGATTCAGGTGATGGCGTTAGCTTGTTTAATGCATCTCACCCAACAGTAGCAGGTACTTTCAAAAATACTTTATCTACGCAAGCAGACCTTAACGAGACATCATTAGAGCAGTCAATGATTGACATATCTCAAATGACTGATGAGAGAGGTTTGAGAATTGCAGCTAGAGGATTAAAAATGATAGTTCCTTCGGAGAATCAGTTTACAGCTGAGAGATTATTAAAATCTCAAGGTAGAACTGCAACAGCTGATAATGATATCAACGCAATCGCGTCTATGGGTATGGTTCCTCAAGGTTATAGAGTGAACAATTACTTAACAGACACAGATTCGTTCTATATCATTACAGACGTACCAAATGGTATGAAAATGTTCAACAGAGCTCCGTTGACAACTGCAATGGAAGGTGATTTCGATACTGGCAACGTTAGATACAAAGCTAGAGAAAGATACAGCTTCGGCGTATCAGACCCTAGAGGTATCTTCGGTGTTGAAGGTGCGTAATCAATAAATTTTTGTGGCGGGACACAATCCCGCCACAATCGTAAAATAGAAAGGAAAAATGCCTACAAAAAAATTCAAAGTAAAAATTTTTGCATATAAATATTATGCAGATTTTGTTATAGAAAGTGTCGATGGCCCCTTAGATATCGAAAATGCAATAGTTGACAAACTAGGAAAAAAAGATATAAAATGGGATTATCTTGGAGAAATGATGGATCCCAAGGTAAATAGAATAACCTATGAGGAGGTTATCGATGGAGAAAATGATGCAACATCTAAACGACCTTTACACGAAGAAAAAGGGTCTGGATCTCGAATGGGAGCAGGAGCATCTTAAAGAGGGTAGATATACTCTCGATATGGTTAAGATTGACAGAAAAGTCAGAGAAGTAATTAGCCATATAAAACTAGCTGAAGCTAAAAAAGCTGATCTAGAAAATAAGATAGATAGCGCTGCACCACAAGTTTCTGTAGCTACTTAATAAAAAGCTACATCGTTGGAAAAATCCAATCCACATTACAGGCCCTCTTGCGCTCTACTCAAATATAAGATATAAATTACCTACTATACAATTAATTAGAACATAGACGCGTATAGTCGACGGCCTAGAGACTATGTTCGGAAACTAGGAGGATATAATTATGGCTAAAACTACATTTTCAGGTCCAGTACTTGAAGGAAAAGAAGGTGTAAATATTGAAACTAAAGCTTCAAATTACACCGTACAAGCTTCTGATTCAGGAAAAACTTTTGTTTCTGAAACTGATGGAGTTGTATTTACGTTACCAGCAATTGCAGTGGGAGCAGTTTTTAAATTTGCAAACAATGCACCTGATGGAACAAACGCTTTAACGATCAG